CGAAATTGTCAATATGGGCATTTTGGAGTTGCCTCCTGAGGAGACGGGTTTATCTCGGTATGTTCGTAATACTGTGAAGGATTTGCAGGATTATGTGAACAAGTTGAAGACTGAGATACGTGAAATGCCGCGTGCTGTGCCAGGAGTTTGTTGGTGGGATGGAGCTTCTGGTATTGGGAAAACATCAACAATGAAGGATATGGCGTGCTTGCTGTATCCTGGCCGTTCCTATGATTCTGTCGTGTTTACTCGAACGAACATGACGGATTTCTGGGAAGGTTATAATGGTCAGCCAATTGTTTGGTTTGATGAGCTTGGTCAGGGCACGCCGCAGGATAAGTTGGAAGCAGCCCTGGAACTTATCCGCCTGATCAATGATGCGCCCTTTTTGCCAAATTTTGCCTTTGGGCAAAAGGGTCAGTGTGTTGAGCTAGAGTACATTTTTATTAATTCGAATGTACCTCTCCACACTGAAATCGTGGGTCTTGCAGACCAGACAGCATTCCGCCGAAGAATGTTGCCTGGATATAAGATGACTATTAACAATCTTTCTGTTGATGGTGTCCAACATGTCTTGGTGGACAATGCGGGTCGTCTTATTCCGGATGCGGTGCAAGCGTTGCCTCAAGATGTCAAGTGTCGGAAGTCTTGGCAGAGTTTTTATCCATACAAGTTCAATCAGATGGGCCAGTTAGATCTCTCTACGGTCCCAATTGAATTTCCTGAGATGGTGGACCAGGTTCGTCTTTCACGAATTTTGGCCCTGGAGAATCAGAAGAATCAATATCTCGATGTTCAAGAGCTTTTAGCGTTTTATCGCCAACCAACGGCGTATGCTGAAGCTCAGATGGAGGTTGTTCAGGATGACAACGATGATATTGACATGGCATGGGCAGCGCGGGTTAGCCGAAGTGGAAAGCCAGCCTTTACACAGAAGCGAGCCCCAAATTATCATCGCCAGCAAAAGGCGATTGATGAGCGTAGGAAGAAAGAAGCAGCTGAGGCAGCTGCACAGGCAAAAGTTCAGCCTGTTGTTCCTACAAAGGTTGTTGTTACGGAGAAGGCAGTCCCAGTCAATAAGGG